GGTATTAACATACCACGTATCTTTAATTTAATACTACTCGAGCCAGGCAAGAGTTTTGTCCGAGTGATTCAATCAATTGGCAGAGGCATACGAAAGGCACAAGACAAGGACTTTGTACAGATATGGGACATTACGTCCACATGCAAATATGCAAAGAGACATTTAACATCACGTAAGAAGTTTTACAAAGAAGCAGAATATCCGTTTACGATTGAAAAAGTAGATTGGCAAAAATAAAGGAAACTACATGAATATATTAACATTAGATAATAAAGCCTTTTCACTTAACAACCTGCCAGAACAGATTGAAGAAGATATTAGATTCAGTGTATTAGATAATGCGGATCCAAAAAATCCGGATTTCTTTTTTATACCTCTAATATTTTTAGAAAGTTTTAGTTCTCCGGCGATTGTTATGGAGATTAATGGTAAAGAAATTAGTATGCCACTTGACTGGCATATTGCAGTAGGAGACTCCGAGACTGGAAACGATCTCGAGATTCTACCACTAACAAGTATTAACGACAGAGGATTTGAAGCATTTGTTTTTAATCCACTAAAGAGTTACAAGCCAGACTTTGGAAGTTTAAAAGTTACAAACTTCTATAATGATGTTAAATGGCATGTACCTAAAACTAAGAACGGACAATTATTAAGTGTACCAATTGAAGACGGACCTAATCCATTGTGTGCATTTTTTATTAAAGATGTATCAAGACAAATTGAAACAATTGACTATGGAGAACTATTTTAATGAATGCATTTGTAGTGTATGTTTGGATGACTGTGGCGTATATGCCATGGGATATTGTTAAGGTGGGCGAGTTCGCAAACTGTGAGCAAGGTATTGCTACAGCAAATAATTTATATCCGGGATACGTAGCACTACATTGTATCACACCTGACTTGGTACCTCCTGGAGGTTTTCCTGAATGAAGTTGTACTCTAAGCATTATCAAAACCAATTAAGAAAGTTACACCAGCTCAAGTCAAGTTTTGGCAGTGCTGGAAAGTACAAAGGACTTAATGAATGGATTGATAAATGGTCACCTCAGAGTTTAACTGACTATGGTTGTGGTAAAGGAAACGTCATGAAAGAAATTGGTAAACGTTATCCTACATGCCACCTGCAAGGTTATGATCCAGGTGTGGTTGAATATAATCAAATACCTGAGTTCGCAACAGACTTGCTAATGTGTACAGATGTACTTGAACACATTGAGCCTGAAATGATTGACAATGTGTTACAACATATTAATACATTGTTTAAGAAGAGTGCATTCTTGTTAATTGATACAAGAGAAGCAATCAAAACATTACCGGATGGTCGTAACGCACATTTGATAATTGAAGGTAAGGATTGGTGGACTGAAAAAGTCACTAAGAACATAAAAGGAAATGTAGTAGTAAATGCACTTCAAAAACAACAAAAAATATTAATGGTGGTGGACAAGTGAACCAAGCAGTAATGAGTATAAGAAATATTGATGGCAAGGTAGTAAAGGAAGACGATAGATATCTTGTAAGAGATAATACAGAATTAAATAATTTAGTTGTTAGTAGTACAAAACTTAAACCTAACAAAGCAACATCTGGTCATAAACATGATGGTCAGGAAGAAGTGTATATGTTTATTGAAGGCGACGGACACATGACATTAGATGACAACCGCTTTCAAATTAGAGAAGGACAAATGGTCTTAATTGAAGATGGAGTATTTCACAAAGTAGAAGCAGGCGACAACGGTTGCTACTTCGTTTGTGTATTCGATGGAAAGCGATATACGTAATGGAATCTATTTTAATATCACCACAGTTAGTATATAAAGTTAACTGTCCAATAGACTTAACCCCTATTGCTGAACGTAGTGCAAAACTATTAGACACTATTGTTGATCAAGGCGAAGTAGAGCAAGATGGTGGTATTACAAGTACAGGACATCTTGATGCTCCACACTTATGGGAAGAAACAAGACTATTGAACGGTTGGTTAAAAGGACAAGCAAATAAAGTTTTAGAAGCATGGGACTTGAACTACAACACATTTGGTATAACAAAGAGTTGGGTCAACAGTCACTTTGAAGGTGCATGGACAGACACACACGATCACGGTGATAGTCATCTTGTTTGTAGTGTGTATATACAGCAACCAGAGAATGGTGGCAACTTAGAATTTGAAAATAAAGAAAGAACATTGTTTGCAGGCTATCCACGTTTCGCTCAAAATCAATCAAAACTTCATAACTACTTTACAGAGGTTGAAGTCAAACAGGGTGACGTAGTATTCTTTCCAGGCTGGTTAAGCCATAAGAGTCAACCAAATAAATCATTACAACGTAGAATTGTAATGGGAATGAATTGGCACTGTGCGTTAGAACGTCCACAACAGTTAGACAACAACCATATAACGAGGCAAGATGTTTAGTATTTTTAATAAGCCAAGCAAAATAACATTAGATTGTTTTACTGATCAACGTATTATCTATGATGCGTATGAGCCCGAACTTGCCAAAGACACAATGCCTGATTGGTGGAAGAAGATGGCATCAACACGTAAGTTTGATAGCATGACATACCAAGGCTTAGACAATGCTACACTAAAACGTTGCCCACACGTAAACGAATTATTAACAACAGGCGTTATGTTTCCTGCCTGGATGCAGTTAAAAATTAAAACATTTGATCAACCTAATCAAGCAATGATCCAAACGTATCCAGAAGGCAGTCCTGTTATACCACACGACCCACAAGACTATGCACACCACAAGCCAAACATGTTTCATGGTAAAGTAATGAGTCCGTGGCAGATAAGAGACACAAGCGGAACTAAATGGTTATGGACAAGTCCACAATGGCACATGACTAATCCAATAGAGTATTGGACAGTTCCTGCTATATCAGAGTTCAAGTATCAACACGCAACTATTGTTAACTTGATGGTACCATTCAACAGTGAACTAAACGTTGAGCCAGGTGATCCGTGGCTACACTTGGTGCCACTATCAGACAAACGGATCGAATTAAAAACACATTTGGTTTCTTCAGAAGAACTGAAAAAGATGAACAGTCTTATGATGGGCGTAGGAAGTTATTCACGTTTTATGAACCGAATGAAAAAGAAAGGAAAGTAATGCGATTATTAATTTTTATTTTAGTATTATTTACAGCAGTGGCTATCTACACAGACACAGGCGTAGACTTTGAGGATACAAAAACTATAGAGGAGTTAGGGAAATGAGTCCAAGCAATGAAGAAAAACTTTTAAAAGATATCGAGTTGTTAAGTGTAAAAGTAGACAAGTTGCAATTAACTGTTGAAGCATTAGATAATAAACTTGAAAATCATATTGGCTTTATTGACAAAACATATGAAGGCTTACGTAATCCAATTGATGCCGCAAAAAGGTTTTTAAAAAGATGAAAGTAAGTCCATTAAATATTTTTGATATTGAGAATCCATTTCCAGAATGGCTTGTACAGTATATTGAAGATCAAACTAAAGATGTTAATTGGCAGTTTGTAAGTGTACCGCCAGAACACGAAGACGGAGACAAATATAAAACTCCTGCACTGTTTACTGATGTTATGTTCTGTACACAAAGCAACATACTCGATGATCACAAAGAACTTACAAAGTTATTGCACACTGCATTGACTCGTGATATTATTCCTAATACAATCCCAGATGCAGAGATTAATCAAGTAACACGTACAAGACTTAATGGTACAGTACAAAACGTTTACTATGGCCCACACACTGATGTAAGCAACAACGAGCCCGGACTATGGACATTTGTTTACTATGTTAATGATGCAGACGGTGATACAATCTTCTTTGAAGAAGATGGCAAGACAGAGTTAACAAGAACAAAATACAAACGAGGAAATGCTGTTCTATTTCCTGCACACTATTGGCACACTATGGACTTGACTACGGTTCCGTTTCGTGTTACAATAGGTATGACATATTCAATAGAGACAAAACTAAATGGCTGATAGATTACCTTTAAAAGATATACTTGGTGCAATCGATATGAATGCAAAAGATGTATGGGACGAACTTACTGATGAACAACGTAAGTCTGTTAGTTTCTTTTTGCTTAATAGATATTGTAGTGTAGTTAAAGGTAAACGTGAAGCACAAGAACTTTCAGTATTCAAAACTAATGAATATTATAACAAGAACTATTTTACTATTGCAAAACATCAGAAACTATTGTGGCAACTACTTTGCATGACAGCAAACGAAAACAAGTCTATTCAGTATCATGAATGGATAGGTTACAAAAAGAAAAAAGGTGCTACTAATAAATCAGGTAAAGAACTTGAAAAGATATTTCCTAACATGAAAGCAGATGAAATACAAATGTTAGTTAGTATGAATAAGAAGAAAGATATAGAAAAATTTATAGAGGAATTCAATGGGCATAATTAAAAAGAACGGAAGACTGTTTACATTTGGTTGTAGCCTAACAAGATATCACTGGCCTACATGGGCAGATATCTTAGGACAAAGTTATGCTGAGTTTTACAACTGGGCTAACAGAGGTGCTGGCAATAGACAGATTATGGAACGGTTTAGTGAAGCATGTTTACGTCATGACTTTACAACTGAGGACACAGTTATTGTACAATGGACTGACTATCATAGATTTGATCATCACAAGAGTGATCCAGACTTACCTGAGAGTTGGTATCCGGGCGGCAACATATTTGTTGATAATCAAGCAGATCAGATTAAAGGCTTTGTAATGAATAAGTTGTGGGACGAACGTTCGTATATGATGCACTCGTTTAACTCTATACACGCCGCAGTAGCACTTGCAAGAACTATTAAAGCAAGAGTAGTTTTTATATTTGGTACTGACATGCGAGAACATTTATTACATGATCCGTATTGGGCACCTTACAAAAAGATTTTACAAAACAGTTATTGGATTGAAAAGGATTTATATAACTGGATGGTACAGATGCATGATAAACGTTTATCGTTCAAAGGTGCAAAGTTAGGTAACTTAGATGAGGAACCTACATTAGATTATCACCCAACGCCAATGATGTATTATGAATTCCTAATGAAACGCATTTCACCATTGTTAGGTGTAGGGATTGATAAAAAGTTTGCAGGCAAATATCAGAAAGTATTAGAGGCTACAGATGACTACAAAGATATCGGAAAAGCAATTCTTGAAGCAGGTTACGATACAAATAAAAGATACGCAAGGGGTTACTAACGTGTCAGATAAAAAGTTCGTATGTCAATATTGCAATACAGCATACACAAGAGAAAAAACTCTTATGGTGCATATGTGCGAACAAAAACGTAGAGCATTACAAAAGAACGAGAAACGTGTACAGTTAGGCTTTTATGCATTTACAAGATTCTATGTACTGTGTCAGAACGTTAAGAAAGAAAAGACTTATGAAGAATTTTGTAAGTCATCATACTATAACGCATTTGTAAAGTTTGGATCATTTGTAAACAATGTGCGTCCGTTATACCCAGAGAAGTATATTGACTATGTAGTAACAAGCGGAGTCAAACTTGATCATTGGTGTAGAGATGAACTGTATGAAAAATACGCAATTGGTATCTTAAAGAAAGAAGGTGTTGAAACAGCAGTAGAACGTTCAATCAAAACTATGATGGATTGGGGAGATGACCAAGAAGCACAATGGAATGATTATTTTAGATATGCAAGTCTTAACAGAGTAACGCAACATTTACGTGATGGTAAGATTAGTGCATGGCTTGTATTGAATTGTGCAAGTGGTAAAGAGATGTTATCAAAATTTAATGATGAACAACTTGGGATTGTATATGCTGTAATGGATCCACAGCATTGGGCATTACGTTTTAAACGTAGTCCAACAGACGTAGAATTGGTAAAAGAAATAGCACAAAAGGCTAACTTATGATTGACAAAGACGAAGAAAAACTGTATAATATAACTATGAACACACAAAACAATAATGAAATGATAGTGTCAAACCATGTTGGTGTTGACGGAGAAAGTGTAGATAGAATCTATGGAGACCCTAATAGTGGCAAGTATAGATTAGTTCAAAGAGACTACACTACCTATAAAGGAACCATTAATAAAAAAATGACTATGGTCAAAGGTACAGACGGTAATCGATTTAAGAGTCATGTGTTTGTTACACAAGATGATAGATGGTTTGATAGAGGCGGTTTGCCTATCACTAAACCAAACAATTTAGCAAATGAAACAGAAACAAAAGAAACAAAAGAAGAAGAAAAAAGTAGTATCGAAAAAGCGAGTGACTAAAAGAGAAATCGAAGGATACTACATTCCAGGAGATGGTACAATACAAACATTGTACAAACCCAAATGGTAATACTATACGGAATAATATTTCTATGTGTGTGTTACGCAATACCCGTATTCATGCTATGGTGCATGGACAAGGAAGAGCCTAAATAAAATGCCTGATATTGATATAGACTTTGCTGATAGAAACGTAGTGCTTGATAAGATTAAGCATCGTGTCGCTAAACTTGACACAGGCAAAAAACATAACACAGGTGTATACACAACTGAGGTTCCACACAATCCTGTGGACAACTTATCTACAATCGAACACAAGACTGCAGAAGAGCGAGGATATTTTAAATTAGACTTCCTCAACGTTTCGATATATAAAGATGTACAAGATGAAGCACATCTTATTAGACTCATGAAGAAGGAACCATTATGGGATCTACTAACCGCTCCAGAATTCAGCAAACAATTATTTCACGTAGGAGAACACAGTTACCTCCTAAGCAAACTAAAGCCAACAACGATACCGCAGTTAGCGGCAGTGCTGGCGATCATAAGACCAGCGAAGAGACATCTACAAGACCATGGCTGGGAACAGATACTACAAGAGGTGTGGGTAAAACCTGAAGACGGTTCCTACTACTTTAAGAAAGCACACGCAATGGCGTATGCCCAAGCAATCGTAGTTCATATGAACTTGCTCTGTGAGCAAATCCAAAAGTAATTATTTAGGCTTTTTTACTAATTGTACAGAACGTCTTTTCACTCTCTTGAGTGTAAGGTTCTTTAAGTTCACAGTTGGCCCGTGAACGATCTTTACGTCTTTACTGTTCATGTTAACCAATGCGTATCTAAACTTATCCATCTCTTTTCTCAAAAAGATGTTGATAGGGATCATGCGGTTACTTTCCCACCACCATGTTTCACCCATCTCTAAGAACACTGGTTGATGTCCATCTTGTAACTCTGAGTAAACGTACATGCTTGTAATAAAGTTATCCTGATTACAAACGATACCTACGTACTCATTGCCACCATATGTAACAACACTTAAAAACGGAAATTTATCTTCTATGTCTTTTCTTAACATCATATCCTATAAATAGTTATATGCAACTTATACCCAGATATTTAGTCAATGCCAAAACCACTCTCGTAGCAAATGTGACTACGGGCACAACAACGGAGTTAAGACAAGTGTACCAGAAAAACTTAAAAATTTTTAAAGGTATCGACAACATGTTGACCTTTGAAATAAAAAACAACGACAGTAAGCCTATAAGCATACTTAATACGTATACGCCACACTTTACAGCGTTCGATCATGCTAAAACACAAGTGCTTACTAAAATAGGAACAATTAAAGAAACATCAACGCCTAACTATAAAGGTCAGTTTGAAGTTAGTATTACTGCAAACGACTTATTAAACTTAGACGATCAGTTACTAACTTATACAATTTACTTGACTAAGGACAGTGACAACAGTGAAGTACTTACGTATGCTAACACCCACTTTGAGATGATTGGTACCATCGAGTTGCACGGTGAAGCATTCCCTGGACCGAAAGACACATACTCCGTTAGTTCTTTCACAGAGATAGAAAACACTGATCCTGTTGAATATAAGAGCGAACAGATCACAGCAGAAGCGGCACGTAATGGTAACGAAGCATTACATACTGCGGCAATATA